AATATACAATAGCAAATGGATATGCTAATAATATATTATTTTCTAGGGATTTTTTCAACACATCAAACCCTGCATTTTACAATTTATATATGTGGCTTCACAGAAAAAGTGGAGCAGTACAACCACCTCAACAAGTTGTAAATTATCAAACAGCAACACCTGCTTGGACAGGTACTGAGGTAAAGCTTAGAAGAAGCGGAAATACAATATCAATACCTGCTGAAGCAGTTACAAACCCAAATGGTATAAGCAGCAATTCGTGTGTAGTAACTCCAAATGATAACAATGATGAATACCAAGTAATTATAAGTAATAACGGACAGGCAATATTTACTTCACCTATTGTAACAGGTGTGCAAAATTTTAATCAAACACCATTGGTTGCTGATGGTGTTTATACGGTAACAATTCAGCACGAAACAGTAGTCGTTATAACATCAATTGTATGGACATTTAATGGTTTTGAAGGTACATCGTCAAACACTTGGACAGAGGTTTATAGTGTAGGTCAATTCACAGCAAGTACAGTATTTGCTTTTGATGTAAGACAACAGATACCTGATGTTAGTATAATGTCGTTTTTAAGTGGACTTTTTAAAATGTTTAATTTAGTAGCTTATATTAATGACATTGGTACAATTGTGGTGAGACCATTAGAAGCAACTTCTGCTTCTGTATTTGATGGAAATAATAATTTTTCATATTATACAGATGATGACATTAGTGGAAAAAATGCACCTGTAAATTATAATATTTCAGAATTTGTAGATACAACTAAAAGTGAAGTTAATATTGCTTTACCTTATAAACAAATAAATTATTCATACGAAGGAACAGGTACTTTTTTAGCTAAACAACATAACCAATTATTTGGTAGTGTATGGGGTGCGTTAAGTTATATTGGAGGAACAGATGAAACAGGAACAGGTGGTATTAATTACGATGCCTCTACGGAGGTTTATAAAGTTCTAGTACCATTTGAACATATGAAATTTGAACGCTTAATAGATGCTAATAATGGACAGGCAACAAAGTTACAATGGGGGTATTCTGTAAATGAAAATCAGCAACCTTATATTGGTAAGCCTTTAATTTTTTATGCAAGTTTAGAAGATACAACAAGTGCAGGATATCAATTTAGACAAGATGAAAATACTTCAGAAAAATTAACAAAATTTTGGCTACCATCAAACAGTTTATATTTGAGTGCAAATTTAGGGAAAGAAAATATTAATTTCGGAAATGAGTTTAATGAATATGCAGCAAGTTCTAATGAATTTACAGACACATTATTTGCAGTTTACCATAGTAATTATATAATAGACGTTTTTAATTTAAGTAGAAGACTTACAAGAATAACATCGTATTTACCTTTAAGAATATTATATAATTTTGAACTAAATGATACATTACAAATAAATACACAAAAATATATTATTAACTCAATTACTACAAATCTACAAAGTGGGAAAAGTAGTATTGAATTACTCAACAAGGTATGATAAAAAATATACTAGATTTACTGCAGTTAGCAGACGGAGAAACAGAAAATATTAGAATAGCACAAGGTTTAAATTCTTTACCAAAAAATTTTAAAGATGTTTTAAAAAAAGTTAAAAACAATATAAAATGGCAATAGAAAAAGAATTTACTCTAAAAATATCTACTGAACAAGCTCAGGGAAATGTAGATGAATTAAATAAGTCTTTAGAATTACAAGAGAATTTAATATCGGATATTGAAAACGAATTATTGGGTTTTGAAAAGCAATTAAAAAAAACATCTAAAACAAATCTAGCTGCAAGAAAAAAAATAAATGACCAAATAGCAAAAACAAAAAGTAGATTAGCAGAAGAGAAAAATGGTTTAAAAAATGTAAATAAGGAAAGAAAAAAAGCAAACGCAACCTTAAAAGATTCAAGTAAAAATGCTGCTGATTATAGCGGGGTGCTTGGTATTATAGATAAAAAAACAGGAGGTGCAATCTCAGGGTTTACTAACCTTACGAAAACAGTAGGTGGTGCAACGAAAGGTTTTAATCTTATGAAAGTTGCTATTATAGGGACAGGAATAGGTCTTTTATTAATTGCATTAACATCGTTGAGTGCTGCATTTACATCTAATGAAAAAGGACAGAAGCAGTTTTCTAAGCTTATGGGTGTAATAGGGGCTATTACTTCTGTATTTGTGGACAGATTAGCTTCATTAGGTAGTGGTTTAATAGATTTATTTACAAGTCCAATAAAGACCTTAAAAGGATTTGGTGCATCTATTAAAGAGTTTGTAATGGATAAGGTGGATGCAGTTGTAAAAAGTTTAGGATTTTTAGGCTCTGCTATATCAAAATTATTTAAAGGAGATTTTTCAGGAGCATTGGAAGATGCAGGAAAAGGAGTTGTGGGATTAAATGAAGCCTTAAACCCTGCAGTAATTTTAACCAAAGCACTAGTAAAAGGCACAAAAGAATTAGTAAAAGAATTAACAGAAGAAGGAAAAAAAGCTCAAGAAATTGCAGACCAAAGGGCAGAAGCAATTACTTTAGAAAGAAAGCTAATTACTGAAAGGGCAGAGGCAAATAGAAAACGTGCTGATTTATTAAATAAAGCTGCAGATAAGGAGAAATTTACAGCAAAAGAAAGAATTGAATTTTTAAAAGAAGCAGGAAGAGTTGAGGAAGAAATTACTAATAAAGAATTAAAATTAGCTAAATTAAAGTTAGATGCAAAAGTTGCAGAGAATAAATTAGGTGGTTCAACAATAGAGGATTTAAATGAAGAAGCTCAATTAAGGGCTAATTTAACAAATTTAGAAACATCTAAACTTAGATTACAAAAAGCTGTAACAGCTCAAATAGTTGGAGCTATAAGAGAGGAAACAGCAGAGAAAAAAGCAGCAACAGATAAAGAAATTGCAGATGCAAAAGCAGTACAAGATTTTAAAGATGGTTTAAAAATTATCGATAAAGAAAATAAATTTGCAGAGATTGAAAAAGAAAAAGAAGATAGAATATTAGCTTTAGAAGAATTAAAAATTTCTGAAACTGCTAAACAACAAATGATTAAAGATATTGAGGATTCATTTAAAGAAAAGAAAAAAATAATAGAAGACGAAGAAAAAATCATTGCAGATGAAAAATTAGCAGCATTTATAGAACAAGAAACAGCTAAAAAACAACTTACTATAGAGGAACAAAAAAATGAAGCTTTAGCTGAAGCAAAACTACTTGGAGCATCTGAAGAGCAGCTAAAAGGTATTAGAGATAGATATGCTAATATACAAGCACAAGCAGATAAAAAAGCAAGAGATGCAAAAATAAGAATGGCATCTGTTAGTTTTATGAAGTTGTCGGATATTTTAGGTAAAAATTCTAAAGCAGGAAAAGCTGCTGCAGCGGCATCTGCATTAATAAATACCTATCAGGGTATAAGTGCCGAATTAACTACAAAAGCTGCTACACCTTTTGGTTTTGCAATGAAATTAGTAAACATTGCTAGTGTAGCATCAATAGGTTTTAAATCTGTAAAAAGTATTTTAGCAACCAATACAAAATCAGGTGGTGGTTCGGCAACTAATCCTGCAGCAGGTGTATCAGTACCATCTGCAGTAGAAGCAATTCCTCCACAAGCACCTGCTTTTAACGTAGTTGGAGCAAGTGAAACAAATCAACTTGCAGATGCAATAGGCGGACAAAGTCAGCAACCTTTACAAGCATTTGTGGTTTCAGGTGATGTAACGACTAGTCAAGAATTAGAGAGAAACATTGTTACAGGTGCTACAATAGGATAAATACAAAATTTAAAATTTAATACGTTATATAAATATGAAAATAATTGAATTAGTACTAGATGAGGAACAGGAAGAATCAGGAATCGAAGCAATATCAATTGTAGAAAACCCTGCAATCGAATCGGACTTCGTTGCTTTAAAAACAGAAGAAATTAAATTAGCAGAAATAAATGCTGAGAAAAAAATTCTTTTAGGAGCATTGTTAATTCCTAACAAACCTATTTATAGAAGCGGAGATGATGGAGAATACTATATTTTCTTTTCAAAAGAAACTGTTGCTAAGGCTTCACAAATGTATCTTCGAAATGGTTATCAAAATAAATCAACACTAGAACACGATAAGGCTTTAAATGGTCTAACTCTAGTAGAAAGTTGGCTAGTAGAAGATGAAGTACAGGACAAGTCAAGAAAATACGGTTTAAATGTACCTATTGGGACTTGGATGGGCGCAGTAAAAGTTAACAATGAAGAAATATGGCAAGAATATGTTAAAACAAATAAAGTTAAAGGCTTCTCTATTGAAGGATACTTTGCTGATAAAATGGAAAGACCTAAAGAATTGGCTAAAGATGAACTCTCCGAAAATGATAAAGAGGAAATATTGATAAATAAAATAACAGAAATTTTAACAGATGGCAAATAGAGAAAACCAAGATGTTTTTATACCTAGTAGAACATCGCCTAAAGGCAGTAGCAGGGCTTGTTTGTGTTGGGATGAAAATACGTATTCTATAAAATGCTGTGATGGGTCAATGAGGGCTCAAGGCATAGGAGTTATTACTAAAGAATAACTGAAAATGCAAATTTTAATTTAAACCACGTTATATATATAATTATGAAAAGTAAACTAAATCAAATCAAATCGCTTTTAAACATCGAGGTAAAACTTGAGGAAATGAAGCTTGAAAATGGCACAATAGTTAGTGCTGAATCCTTTGAAAAGGATAACGAAATTTTTATCGTTACAGACGATGAGAAAGTAGCAATGCCTGTAGGCGAATATCTTTTAGAAGATGGTCGTTTGGTTGTAGTTTCTGAAGAGGGACTAATTGCTGATGTTAGAGATGTTGCTGACGAAGTTCCTGCAAAGGAAACTGAAGAAGGTGAAGAAATTACTTCTGACTTAGAGGAAAAGGAAAAGGAAATGGCAGATGAAGGTAATTATGTTACCAAAGATGACTACCGACAAATGGAAGTTAAAATTCAAAATTTAGAAGATGCTATTGCTGATTTAAAAGGCGATAAAGAATCTAAAATGGCTGATTCTGAAGATGAAGAAGAATTAACAGGAGAACCTCAAAATGTTTTGAAGTCACGAACTGTAAAAGAAGAATTTTCTGAAGTAATTAAAGAAGACCTTTCGGAAGCATCAGCTAAACCAATTAAGCATAATCCTGAAAAAGTTACAAAAACTAAAAAAAGATTAGAATTTGCAAAGGGGAATTTTGGTTCTTCAGCAATGGACAGGGTTTTAAGTAAATTAAACAAATAAAAAAAAAGAAAAATTATGAGTACATTTAAATTCGTATCAAATGATACAGTTAGAAACCAAGTAGAACAGTCTTATTATACTGTAACAGGAGACATTTCAGAAGGAGACATAGGAAATGACCACAATGTTGCAACAGATGGTTTAACCATCGGTATTCCATTAATTACATCAGGTAATTTAGGAACTACATTATTTTTTAGAAATACAGGAGCAGATGGAAACAATACTGTAACAATTTCGCCAAAAGATTCAAATAAAATTGTAGGTGGAATGACACAAGCAGCAGCAGTTTTTCATTCTTCAGGTGCATTAGGTAAAGACTTAATTAATACAAAAGCAACATCTAAATTAGGAGATTGGGTTGCTTTAAGAGCAGTTTCTTTAACAGAATGGTATATTGTAGGTGGTCAAGGAATTTTTGCATCTGAATCATAATAATTAATACAATTAAAAAATAAATAAAATGAGTAAATTAAATCAAGTACAATTAGCAACAGCTACGAACATAACTACTAGCTATGCAGGAGAATTTGCAGGCGAGTATATTGCTGCGGCATTATTATCTGCATCAACTATTGATGACGGAGGCTTAACGGTAAAGGCTAACATCGCTTTTAAAGAAGTAATTAAGAAACTAGCAACAGGTGCTTTAGTAACTGCTGCAGGATGTGATTTTAATCCTAATAGTTCAGTAACATTAACTGAAAGAATTATTCAGCCTGTTGAACTACAAGTTAACTTACAATTATGTAAATATGACTTCGTAAACGATTGGGAAGCACAACAAATGGGATATGGTTTAGGACAGACTTTACCTCCTAAATTTGCTGATTTTATGATTGCACACGTTGCATCTGAAGTGGCTCAAAACACTGAATTTTGTATTTGGCAAGGTGACACAACAGCAGCAACTAATAATTCATTTGATGGATTTGAAAAACTAATTGCAGCTTCAGCAGCAGCAGGGGATATTCCTGCAGCTCAACAAGTAGCAGCAGTAGGTGGTGGATTAAGTGCAGCAAATATCATAGCTGAGATGAGCAAAGTAATTGACGCAGTACCTGCACAACTTTACGGAAAAGAAGATTTATTTTTATATGTAGGTTCGGCAGCAGCTAAATTTTATGTTCAAGCATTAGGCGGATTTGCAGCTCAAGGATTAGGAGGCTCAGGTACAAATGCACAAGGGACTCAATGGTGGAATAACGGAAGTTTAACTATCAATGGTGTTAAAGTTTTTGTTTGCCCGGGAATGAGTACAAATACAATGTTTGCAGCATTACGCTCAAACTTATATTTTGGAACAGGCTTGCTAAACGATACAAATTCCGTGAAGGTCTTAGATATGGCAGACCTTGACGCTAGTAACAATGTTAGAATGGTGATGCGTTTTACTTCTGCTGTTCAATTTGGAGTAGCATCTGACATCGTTGAATACGCATAATAATTAATTAATCAATAAAACAAGGGTAGGTGGTTTATCTACTTACCCTTTTTTTATTCAATATAACTTGTTAACAATCAACTAGTTAACTAAAAAAAAATAAAAACTATGGCTTGTACATTAACTACGGGAAGAAAGATTCCGTGCAAGAGTGCTTTTGGAGGCATCAAAACGATACTGTTTGCAAATTTTGGAACGATTGCAAGTGTTGCAATAGATTCTACATCAAAAATAGGAACAATAACGAATGGGTCACCTGCACCTGTTTGGTTTGAATATGACGTAAAAGGAAATTCTAGTTTAGAAACTACTGTAACAAGTAGCAGAGAAAACGGAACTACTTTTTATACTCAAACATTAAATTTAACATTAACATTCTTAGACGCAAAAACTCAAGCAGAATTAGAAATTCTTGCAGTAGCTAGACCTTATGCAGTAGTTGTAGACTACTATGGCAATAGCTTCTTATGCGGATTAGAGAACGGAATGGAAGTAACAGGTGGAACTGTAGTTACAGGAGCAGCAGCAGGAGATTTAAGCGGTTTTACACTTACTTTCGAAGGAATGGAAGAAACAGCTCCTATCTTTTTAAATGCTACACCTACACCATCTGCTTTACAAATTCCTCCAACAGGAGCATAATTGTTTATTTAGTTAGTGAATTAAGCATCCTTTAGAGGGTGCTTTTTTTTTGATTAATGATTTTACAAATTATTAAAATTCTTACGTTATATAAGTAATGATTATATTAACTACATCAACATCGGCACAAACTTTAAAAGTTATACCTAGACAATATGACGATAGTGATTTTACAATGTCTATTAGAGATGATAGCACAAACGTAACAAAACTATATCAAAATTTATCAGGTACAACTACGGGTAATTATTTAACGTTTACAAATGTGTTTAACCCTGTTTTAGTTGAAGCTCATTTTTTTGACCTATATTTATACATTGATTACGATTTTTGGAATACAAACAATAGTTTTTGGAATTTATACGATATTTTATGGCAATTAGATTCAGGTTTTAAAGAAGATATTTACAGAGATAGAATATTTTGTACTGACCAAGACATAGACCAATTAAATGACAATGACCATTACGAATTAAACAAAGGTCAATTTACAGAGTACAAAGGATTTGATAATACTTATACAGTACCATAAATATGGAAAATAAAAGACTAAGGAATAACAAAGGGCAATTTAAAAGAGCATCAAAGGTTTCTGAATTTGGATTCGTAAATTTAAGTACTTACACAAGTCCTCAAATTAAAGAAGTAAATGGCGAAGATTGGATTGAATATGGGGCAAACAACAACTATTTTCAGTATTTGATAGATAGATATAATGGAAGTCCAACTAATAATGCAGCAATCAATGGAATCAGTCAAGCTATTTATGGTAAAGGATTAAATGCAACAGATTCAAGCAGAAAACCAAATGAGTACGCTCAAATGATTTCTTTGTTTAAAAAAAATGTAGTACGAAAACTTTGTTATGACCTTAAATTAATGGGGCAATGTGCTGTTCAAGTTATATATTCAAAAGATAGAAAAAAAATTGCTCAAATTGAGCATATGCCAATTGAAACTTTAAGAGCAGAAAAGGCAAATGAGGATGGTGATGTTCCTGCTTATTATTATTTTAAAGATTGGGCTAATATTAAAAAAAGTGACATACCATTAAGAATCCCTGCTTATGGTTTATCTAATGAAAACATAGAAATTTATTACATAAAACCCTATAAATCAGGCTTTTACTACTATTCACCTGTGGATTATCAGGGTGGATTGCAATATGCAGAATTAGAGGAAGAAGTTTCTAATTATCACCTTAACAATATACTTAATGGTTTAGCACCTAGTATGTTAATCAATTTTAATAACGGTACACCTAACCAAGAGGAAAGACAATTAATTGAAACTAAAATTGCTCAAAAGTTTTCAGGCTCAAGCAACGCGGGGAAATTTATACTAGCTTTCAATGACAATAAAGAATCACAAGCTGAGATAACACCCGTACAATTAAGCGATGCACATAACCAATATCAATTTTTATCAGACGAAGCTACTAAGAAAATAATGGTTTCACATAGAATTGTTTCGCCTATGTTATTAGGGATTAAAGATTCAAGTGGCTTAGGTAACAATGCTGATGAGATAAAGACTGCATCTCTTTTAATGGACAATACGGTTATTAGACCTTTTCAGGAACTTTTAATAGATTCCTTTGATGATATGCTTTCTTACAATGAAATCTCTTTAAACCTATACTTTACGACTTTACAGCCTTTAGAATTTACTGAAGTGGATAAAGATATTCAAGACAAAGAAACGATTGAAGAAGAAACGGGTGTTGAAATGGAGAAATTTAGTCTAAAAAAGATTGACGGAAAAGAAGCATATAAAACAAAAGAAGAAGCAATTGCTGAAGCAAAAAACATTGGTTGTGATAGTTTTCACGAAATGGAAATTGAAGGCGATACTTATTTTATGCCTTGCGAAAATCATACAGAATTAAAAGCACCTTGTTGGGATGGATACGAACAGGTAGGGATGAAAGACAAAGACGGAAAACAAGTTCCGAATTGTGTTCCTTTAGCAACTGAATTATCGGACGTACAGGGAGACGATTTACTTTCTACACTTGTAGAACAAGAAATTGGTGAAGATTATGAGTTAGTAAGTGTAAGAGATTTTAGCGATAAAAATGAATCGATTGAAGATTGGGTAAATTCTAAGATTAAAAAGAAACTTTCAATAATTGAAAAATTAGCAGATTTTATAAAGTCAAATCCAAACGGAGAGAGTTATCTTGACAAATCATTTTACAAAATAAGATATACATACCAACAAAGAGTTAGTTCAGAAAAAAGTAGAAATTTCTGCAAAACAATGATGAACAGAACATCTAAAGGGGTTGTTTATAGAAAAGAAGATATTGACAATGCAAGTTTTCAAGGTGTAAATAATAATTTTGGGCATAAAGGTGAAAATTATTCTTTGTTTAAATTTAAAGGAGGAATTTACTGCGGCCATTTTTGGCAAGAGGAATTATATAGGATGAAATCAAAAACTGAAAAATATATTTCAAGAGGTAAAGAAGTTGATACAATACCTAATAAATACCAACCAAAAGGAATCCAATACGAGGATGCTAAAATTGCACCAATTAATATGCCTGACAGAGGAGCATACCCAAAATAAAAAACAAATATGGCAACAGTATTATTTATAAATAGAACGGACTTAATAAGAAATTCTATAATTGACGGAAACGTTGACACGGACAAGTATATTCAATTTATCAAATTGTCTCAGGAGATTCACATACAGAATTATATGGGTACAAAATTGTATGAAGGTTTAACTGCTGCTATAGTTGCAGGAATTGATTTAAACGTAAATGCACGTTGGAAAACTTTGCTAGATGATTATATTGTACCTATGGAAATTTGGTTTGCACAGGTTGATTATATACCGTTCGCTAGTTATCAAATTCGAAATGGAGGAATGTTTAAACATCGTTCAGAAAATGCTGATACAGTAAGCAAAGAAGAAGTTGATTATCTAGTTGAAAAAGCTAGAACAAACGCTGAATGGTATTCTAGACGATTCATTGATTTTATGAGTTTTAACCAAACACTTTATCCTGAATATACTACAAACATTAATGATGACATTTACCCTTCTTATGATGCAACTTTTAATGGTTGGGTGCTATGATATATAAACCAAAAGAAAAAAATATTGAAAAGCTTAAAATCTTTTTAAAAAAAAAAGTAAATAATAAAACAAAAAAATTAAAGAATGGCAACTCTATTTAATACAAAAATATCTCAAACTTACGAAGGCTTATTAAAAACTATTAATAATGCAGCATTAAGTGCAACTTTAAGAGAGCTTACTGATGGTTCAGGAAACCAATCAGGACTGTTTTTAAACACCGCAGGAGACTTTAAGGTTACAAGTGTATTAGAATGGGGGTCATTAAAAGATACAGGCACAGGAGTCACTATAACACAATTTGTTACAGCAGCTAATGGAATAGAAAACTTTAATAATGATACTACACTACCAACAAGTGCTGCGGTAAAATTATATGTAGATACTAAATTTTCTCAAACAGATACGTTAACAGAGGTTTTAGGATTTGGAAACACAACAAGTGGAAAAGACATAGCAGTTAGTGCTAATGATGACATTACTTTTACAGATACATCTAAAGCCTTGTTTGGAAATTCAGCAGATTTAGAAATCTATCACGATGGAAATGATTCTTTTATTAAAGATGTTGGGCAAGGTCAACTTAAAATAGCAGGAAGTCAAATATTATTATATAATGCCGCTTTAACAGGATTTTTAGCGAGATATATTGATGGTGGTGGTTCTGAATTATATTTTAATACAGTAAAAAGGTTTGAAACAACAAATACAGGAGCAAAAGTAGAAGGAGATTTACTCGTGACAGGTTCTATCACAGGAGCAGGAGGCTCATTCTTGCCACTTGCAGGAGGCACAATGACAGGCAACACTATCCACAACGATAATGTTAAAAGCATATACGGAACGTCTTCTGATGGACTTGAGATATTTCACGATGGGACACATTCTTATATCCAAGACACAGGAACAGGAGATTTAAGAATAAAGACTGATAGTGCTTTAGCATTGTTATCAGGCACTAATGAAGATATGATTTTAGCAATACCTAATAGTTTTGTTAAATTATATTTTAATAATTCAGAAAAACTTGCAACAAATATTACAGGAGTAAATATTACAGGTAATTTATCTACTACTGCAAATGTAAATGTAGGAGCAAATGCAACTTTTGTAGATGGTGGAAAAGCCTTATTTGGCGATTCTAATGACCTTTCCATATATCACGATGGAAGCCAAAGTTATATAGACAACACAACAGCAAATTTTAATTTAAGAACAACAGGAAGTGGAATATTCTTTAAAAATATTGCAGGGGGTGGCAACGAACACTATGCTAAATTCATAAGTGATGGGGCTGTTGAATTATATTATAATGCAGTAAAAAGACTAGAAACAGTTACAGATGGTGCAAAGGTTACAGGAAACCTAGAAGTTACAGGAACGATAACAGGAGCAGGCGGTTCTTTTCTTCCATTGATTGGGGGAACTATGACGGGAAACACTCTTCATAATGACAATGTAAAGT